TAGACCGTCAAAGTTAAAATGTGTGTTAAATCTAACATATATCTATTATATTAGATTTTATATCTATATTTTTGCTCCCATGAAACATATATACCTCACAAGTGCAAAACAAAAATAGTAAAATGATTTTCAAAAACAATGAATTATGAAGGAAATGAGCATCAAAGAATTTTGGAAGAGTCTCGACACTTTGGGTAAAGACAAATTCAGAATGGCTGTTGTGAACGCAACGGACGTTTCCCCGAATACGGTCGATAAGTACGCTACGGGACATGTGAATCCGAGTGTAAAGAAAAGAGCCAAAATGCAACAAATCGCCGAAAGGGATTTCGACATAAATCTCTTGTTCGATTGAAATGGAAGAGGTGTGCCATAACTGCCGATACGGGAAAGTCGTTACCGTCGGAGAACTGATATACATACATTGCCGGCTTTGGAACCGCCACTGCCTGATAAATGCTTTTTGCGATAAATTCAAACCTCACAAACCATGACTGTTTACTCTTCAAGTAAAGATTACGAGCGGTTGAAGCAACTGCTCGATGCCGGGAATGAAGTTCTCGTCTTCATCGACGGGAAACCCAGTTTTTTACGTCGGACGGCTTTTCTCGTATACCGAACCAACAGGAGAACGGTGTATACATTGTCGTCGGAGGATTCTTTCCGGGATTTTTGTGAAGAAGAAAAAATTTCATTTCCTGAGCCTCCGATTTTTACTTGAATGGCTCCTGAATGACAAAGGGATTCCTCGCATTTGCCCGGAATGACAGAGGATATAACGAATATGGGAGGAGATTCCTCACGTTTGTTCGGAATGACATAGGGGCAGAATGACAGGGAGATTCAGCGGAGCTGATTTTCTGCGGCACTCGGCAAAGTGAAAAAGTTTTTTTCCTTTGCTCTCGCTTGCAAGAAAATTCCTTGCCGATTCGGTCGTCGGAATGACAAAGGCCGGAATGACGGACATCAGAAATAGTTGTATCGAAAACCGAAATAATGAAATACCATGAACAAACCACAAGGGAACGGATTGGTCGAACTCGTAGACGACAGGGAACCAAAGGAGAGCAGTTTCTTTTGTATGGATCTGGTCGACTTTATCACACAGGAAATCGGTGAACGAGGCGTAACATGTGCCGGAACTATTTTCATCGACGGAACAGACAGTTGGGAACTATGGCATGGCCGTTTCGAACAGGTCAAGAACGGACGATGCGCCTATCAAAACAGTTGCCGGAGATGGGCACGGACAAAAAAATGATTAGAACGATATGTACATAAGCGAGGACGATAAAAAGAAAATTCTGGACGTTACCAGCGGGAAACTGGTCGAAACCATTCATCAATTCACGGCCTTGACCCGAAAAGGTGGATCGGCCGACTATTACGGTATATGTCCGATTTGCGGCAGCGACAAATTCGGAGTGAATCCCTCAAAAGGTGTTTTCCGCTGCCATAAATGCCAGCAATTGTCGGGAAAGACACCGGTAGACTTCCTGATGAAAGGGAAAAACTATTCGTTTCCCGAGGCTCTCTCATGGCTGGCCGAGTCGTTCTGCATCACTCTATCCCCACCTCCTGCGCCGAAAAAGCCGGCTGCGAAAAAAGTACGGGACAAAATTGCCCGGAAAGATCATAAAGGAGAGGCCCGGCAGAGCTTTTGTGCCCGTATGTTGCAAGAGAGCGGATTGACATTCGACGACGTAAAAGCCCGTGTATTCGATGCCACAAAGAACAAAACAACGACCGAGGCGCATACGTTTTTCGCCGGTACAATAGATTCCCACGGTAATATAGACCGGAACGGCGACGATGCCGTCATCGCTTATTACGATCTCGACGGGCAACCGGTGATGTTCGAGCAAAAAGACCAGAAAGGGCGACTGACGGGAAAGATGAAGGAGTATTTCCGGGTACGCTGGCAATATCCGGAAGAACATCTCGACAAAGAGGGGAAACCATTCAAATACAAATCGCCTTACGGGGCATCGACATACGTGTATATTCCCGAACGGATCAGGGAGAAGTACCGACGCGGGGAAGAGATACAGACCCTTTTTGTACAAGAAGGAGAAAAGAAAGCCGAGAAGGCTTGCAAGCACGGCATCTTGTCGGTCGGCATATCGGGTATCGGGAACATCGCCACAAACAAACAGCTGCCCGAAGACATCATACGGATCATCGCCGAGTGCAAAGTGCATGATGTCGTTTTTCTTCTCGACAGCGACTGGTGCGACATATCGGCCAACATAAAGATAAACGACCGGGTGGATAAGCGTCCGCGGAATTTTTTCTACGCAGTGAAAAACTTCAAGGAATATTTCCGCTCGCTGAAAAACCGGGACATATATGTGGAGATTTATTTCGGCTATGTCTTGAAAAATGCCGCCGGAGACAAGGGTATCGACGACCTGCTGGCCAATACCTTGTCGGGGAAAGAGGGAGAATTGCAGAAAGATATCGCTTATACTCTGAACGAAAAGAACCTGAACGGAAAATATGTCCGATTCCACAAAATCACCACTTATACCGACCACAAACTCGAAGAACTGTGGGCATTGCATTCCCCTTATGAGTTTGCCAAACTGCACAAAGATTTCCTGAAAGACCTTCCGGAGTTCCTTTTCGGCCGCACCCGCTGGAAATTCACCGAAGAGGGCAAGATAGAAAGTGCACAGCCCATCGAGCGGGACGAACAGTATTGGGAGGCCATCGAGAAGCACGATAGGGACGGTAATACGAAGACAAGCTACGAGTTCAAATACAAGCGGAGCCGTATTTTTCTCAACAACCGGGGGTATGGCCGTTACCAAAGGATAGACGGCTCATTCGACTTCATACACCTCGAAGCTCCGACGGTAACGACCGTACAGCCATGGGAGATACGCGACTACATCGAAGAGTTTACCGATATGAATGCACCGGAAGATGTCCTCGAAATGATTATCCGGGGCGGGCCGCAGTACCTCGGCCCCGACAAGTTGAGCGGATTGCCGTTTATCGTGCCCAACTTCGCCAAACCGGAACGCGACAAGCAGATCTTCTATTTCAAGAACCTTTGTTGGGAGGTAACGGCAGAGAGCATCAAGGAACTGCACTACTCATCGGTATCGCACCATATATGGGCGGACGAGATGTCGGGTACGGCGGCGAACCTCCTGCCGTTGCCGCTCATCGACGTGAGCCGGGACGATACCGGGGAATGGGATTACCGCCTCACCCCGGCCGGGGAGAAATGCACTTTTTTACGATTCCTCATAAACACGTCAAATTTCACATGGAAAAAGAAAAAAGCCATCGCTGCCGGCGATGAAAGGCAAAACCTCGACGAGACAGAAGAGTACGAGAACAAAGTGCATCTTATTGCCAAGTTGGCCGCCATCGGCTATATGATGATGGATTGCAAGGACAAGGCCAATGCCCGGGCAGTAATCGCGATGGACGGAAAGCAATCGGAGGTGGGGGCATCGAACGGGCGTTCGGGCAAGTCGCTTGTGGGGGAGGCCTTCAAACAGGTGCGTAAAACGGTCGTCATCAATGGCAAGAACTCGGAGATGGCCAAAGACAATTTCCTCTGGGACGAGGTAACGGAGAAGACCCGCCTCGTCTTCATCGATGACGTGCGGGCGGGCTTTGACCTCGAATTCCTTTTTGCCAACATCACGGGCGACTGGACGGTCAATTACAAAGGCGGACGGCGCTGCACTTTCCCGTTCACGCGGTCGCCAAAGATATACATCACGACAAACCACGCCATCAAGGGCGATGGCTCTTCGTTCCGCGCCCGCCAGTGGGTGATCGCTTTCAGCGACTACTATAACGACACGTTTTCTCCGCTCGACGACTTCGGTCAGCTCTTTTTCGACGAATGGGACTTCGAGCAATGGAATCTTTTCTGGAACTTACTGGCCACTTGCGTGCAGATCTATCTGCGGTACGGCTATGTGGAGAGTCCGGCCGAACGCATCGAGGTACGTCGCCTGAGGCAAGAGATGACGGAGGAATTCTTGTCGTGGGCGGAAGAATATTTCAGCGACGAGTGCCACCGCAACACCCGCTTGCAGAGACGCGACCTGTACGATGCTTTCATCGCATACGCTCCCGAGCAACGAAAATTCTGCACGGCTACGACATTCAAAAAACGCATCATCAAATACTGCGAATACAAGGATTATAAATTCAACCCGCAGAAATACGACCGGCTTACCGGATTGCCTTGCGACCTCGACAGGGACGGACAGCCGGTGATCGACGACAAGTCGGCCGGCATCGAGTACTTCACCATCGGAGATGCCTCGTTCTACGGAAACGGCCATGATGCCGATCTTTTGAATTCCCTGAGTAAAACTTTGGACGATGACAAAGATGCTTTCTGAACTGGACAACCGGAAATACCGCCTGAATGATTACAGCGAAATAGAACGCATAGAGGCCCGGGTAGGAAAAAAAGAGTTCTCCCGCTATCTCGACTGGGTGGCCGACCGGCTTTTGTCGATGGAAGGCAATGACCCGGTACACGCCCAATGGGTGGACATAGGACCTTTCGTCGTGCGGCCGAACCTGTTGCCCGTTTTTATCAAGGCTGCCTGTCTGGTCATAGGGTGTATATCGCGGAGAGGCGACTCGTGGGAGTTTAACGACACATATACAGCCATCAGGCGTATCACAGAGAAAACATTGCCCGAACAAAAAATGCACTTGTTATGAAACCGAACAAAATCATGGTGGCGATAGCTGCCGATAGGGAAATAAGGTCGAAACTGCTGAGGCGTATCGCCGTCGATGCCGGTTTCGCCACGACACCCGGGGACGCCGGGAAACTCATCAGGCCGACAGTACATGATTTCGATTTGAGCCGGGCCTATTTCGTATTGGCCGACCTTTATAATTTCAGGGAGTCGCCGATTACGACCCAAAGGCTGTTTGAGCTGGCTGCACGCGGAATCGCCGTCATCGTGGGTACGCGACGACTTCCTCCGGAGTTCGAGCCGTTCTGTACGGCTTATTTCCCGGAATAGTTTTTAACAATTTATTTCTCTCAAAAGTTGATATATAATACAACTTTTTTATACCTTTGCATCATGGATAAAGAAAGACAAATCCTTTATTATAAAAATTATTTCATAGAATTCTTCTTGTCTTTGGAAGACGGAGCGAAGAAAAAAGTGGCTTATGTTCTTGATATGATCAAAACACAGGAGCGTTTGAACTCCAACTTCGTCAAATCCATACGAGATGGGATATATGAACTGAGAGCAAGCCATAACGGAAATATATATCGTGCATTTTTTATTTTCGATGAAGGCAATATAGTCATGTTGTTCAACGGTTTTCAAAAGAAAACACAGAAAACTCCGAACAATGAAATAGAAAAAGCGTTAAAACTCAAAAACGAATATTATGCAAGCAAATAATCCTGACATTCACAGTATGGACGCCGTTCTGGACAACTTGTACGGTGCGGTAGGAAGCCCTGAACGGGAAGAGTTTCGTAGAGAAGCCTATGCCTACATGATGGGACAATTGATTTGCGATGCCCGGAAACAGGAAAAACTGACGCAATCCCAACTGGCTCAAAAGGTCGGTACTGATAAAACATATATTTCCCGTATCGAAAAAGGCCTTATCGAACCGGGTATCAGTATGTTCTGTCGAATCATCGATGCACTTGGCCTCAAAATCGAAATCGTCAAAGTCATGTAAGAGGTATTTCTACAAACATGTATTTCCCGGCGCGACCTGTATGTCGCGCCGTTTTTATTGGCACTCATGCACAAGTCCTTTTACTTACGCTCTTTGGTAGCGCATTTTTTTTATTTTTTCTTTCCCCCCCTCGCCTCCCCCAAAAGGGAATCATCGTTTTCGGACAAACGTGCAGCACGAGGAAAGAGCCGATCATGAAAGGCCGGATAGATTTCTCTCACCGCTTATGGCGGATTCAGAATGGCGAAGCCACCATAGGTCGGGATTCTGAATGAAATGAAGAACGGCATGAATCGGAAATGAAAAAGGGGGACATATATTATTTATTTTTTATTCTTTCCTTTTTTGAAAAGTACCCCTTTAAAAAATCAAGAAAAAAATCGTGCAGGAGTGCAAGAGGTTGCGGAATCCTTACAATCGTTTAGAAAACAGCACAATACGGCTGCACAATTTTGCACAAAAAGCGCACAATCTGCACAAAATGGGTCTGCACGATTTTTTTCGGGTCTTTGTCATTTCCGTACGATTTTCGTGCAGATTTTGTGCAGGGCACAATCATATGATAATCAATATGATATATTCCACACGATGAACCAAAAGCACGACCGCACGATTTGAAACCTATTTTGTGCAAAGGGGGTGTTTTTATCGGATTTTATTTGCAAATGCAAGATAGTTTTCTTATATTTATAGCTAAATATCAATACTTTACAATCGAATGGAAGTAAAATTTCGCCCTACGAATCCCCTATTGGCAGATTACCTGCGCTACCTGTTTCCCCCGTTACCGGACGGACGGTTGAAGGTGAAGTCGTCGCACGATGTGGGAAGGCTGATCATCTCTTATTGCCGTACTTCTCCCACGCCAGTCGACACGGGCGAGGGCGACATGCTGACATTCGTCCTACCAAAGACTCATATCACACAGAACTTCGTACATAAATTCCTCTACATACCGGCTATCGACATGAATCGGATAAACCTCGCTTTACAGGCTGTCTTCAATCTCGACTTCGCCGTGTTCATGCAAAAAGGTTTGTCGGCCGAATTTTCAAAGACGGAACTTATCGATGCCTTCATCACATCGCGCGGACTCGTAACGACCGACAACTTCGAGGCTCTTCACAAAAAAGAATACCGGCTCATGCAAAGGAAAAAGGAGTCGATATTCCATAAATTATATCGGAAATCCTCTTATATACAGGAGACTATCGACTTCTCCGTAAAAAAGAAACAACAATTATGATACGTATCGTCAAACAAATTTTCGTTCGCTCCCTCGACACGGAGGGAGAATGGCTGCTGTTGCCTCTCGTACCGACAACAGCGACTCTGGATATGGGACATACCCCGGAAGAGGCCGGAGACCTGACTTCTTACCAACTCGAAGCGACTTTGCGGTTCTGCCCGGACACTGCCCGGCACAACCTTTGTGTAAAGGTCGTTTTCGATGATGACTCTTCGGCGACTTTCGGAACGGAAGATCTTCCGGTGAAACTCGAAATCACACAGGCGGAAACAACCGTCATCGAGTGTGATTACGAGTGCTGAAAGTGTCCTTTTTTCCCATAAAGGCCATTCCTACTTTTGTGAAAAAAGAACGGAATGCCTTTTTCTACCACTCATCATCATCTTTCGCAGCTGGCTCTCGACATCTGTCGGGGGCCGTGGCTGCTTTACAATGCCGAATCGCAAATCCAATTGGTTCGGAATTTCTTCGCACACCTTCCCGTTCAGGACTCCGTGGCCGACTTCACACCTCTTTCCTATACGGAATCGGGCGATGTCGCACAAGCAGAGCCTTCTTCCCGAAAGGAGTGCGTCGCCGTGATTCCTATCGTCGGCACCATCACCAAGTACGACAGTTGCGCGACCATCGGGGCGACAACCGTCGCCTCGGTGCTTGTCGAAGCCGCCGAAAACCCCGATGTCGTCGGGGTCGTTCTCGATATAGACAGCGGAGGCGGTTCTTGCTCGGCCATTCCACTATTAGAAAAAGCCATATCGTCGGTGAAATCGGCTGGGAAGCCGATCATCGTACACGCCGACCTGTGTGCATCGGCAGCTTATTGGATCGCGTCGATGTGCGACGCCATATTTGCGGATAATTCTTTCTCGGAATTCGGTTCTATCGGCGTCATGGCCCAAATGTACCGGCCGGCAGAAAACGTCATCACGGTCTACGCCGAAGAGAGTCCGGACAAGAACCGGGAGTACAGGGAAGCCCTCTCGGGAAACATCAAGCCGGCACAGCAATCGCTCTCTCCCATTGTCGCCGAATTTCAGAAAGCCGTATCGATCGGACGGCCGAATCTCAAAAAAAATACGCCGGGCATTCTCTCCGGGGCTATGTTCAACGCCCACGAAGCAACCGATGCCGGACTTATCAATGGAATGTCGTCTCTCGAAGATTGCATTCAGAACGTATTTATCCGTGCTTCGAAATTCTAACCATTATATTTTTCCTATGAAAAAAAATTTCCTTTCTAAAATCAAAATGGGAAAGCTCATCGCCCAAATGCTGGGTAAAACGGAGCTTCCCCTTGCCGACGACGGCCGTGTAACGCTGACCGCCGAGGAACGGGCGAGCGTAGTGAATACCTACGGGGAAGAGTTCACCCGCATGTTGGAGGAGACAGATTTCTCGACAGATGATACCGAGGCCAACTCGCAAGAGCTTTTCGACGCCGCCGTAAACCATGTCGCCGAAGCGCGTATCAAACCCTTGAATGCCCAAATAAAGACATTGCAAGAGAGTATCAATGCGCTGGCAAAAGAACCGGAAGACGACCCAACGGCACAAGCCGTTGCCCGAACAAATGGAAAAAAGGCGTTCGGCGTAAACATGAAAGCGGCTTTCAACCGGATCGCTACCTCGTACCTCTCGACTGGGTACATGCCCGAAATAACCGCGCAAACCATCGATGTAACGGAGCTGACCTCGGAACTGGGTACTTATCTCTCGCAAGGGAACAACCTCGAACTGCTGAGTGAACTGTACCATGCCTTTACCACATCGAAGCACTTGAACTGGAAACGTGCCGTTACGGAATACAAGGCCGTGCAGAGCCACATCACTTCGGTGGTACAGCGTTTCAAACCGGAATGGAATCCGAAAGGAGAATCAAACTTCACGGTGCTTACCGTCAAGAACTACCGCCTGAAAGTGAACTTTCCCATAGTCGCCGCCGAGGTGGGCGAATCTTGGCTGTTCCACCTGTACGATGAGAAGAAAACTCCGCAGGAGATGCCTATCACCCGTTATATCGTACAGAACGTACTGATGCCGTCGATCGTCAACGACATCGAACTGAAAATGATCGGAAAAGGGAAATACGACGACAAGAAAGATACTGCGGAAGCGTCGATGGACGGCTTCGAGACGATTCTCGTCAATGCCCGGACTTCGCTCGACAAGGGTATCCGTTTTTTCAATACGGACGTAAACCTCCGCACGGCTACCGATGCGCAAGTAGTGGAAACCATCGACGATTTCGTCGCTTCCATAGCTCCGTTGTATCAAGGTATCAAGATGCCACTCTATTGCTCGCGAGAGGTCTACATGAAATACAAACGCGGGTACAAAGCCAAATGGGGTGCGGGCAGCGGAACGGAAAAGATCCAATTCGGGGAAGACACGATCGATTTCTCGAACTGCCATCTCGAAGTGCTCGAATCGATGTACGGGTCGCCGATCGTGTTTTCCACACCTACGGAAAACTTCGTCGGCCTGCAACACAAGAATCCGCCCCAATTCATCACCGATATTCAGAAACAGGATTATATGCTGAAATATTTCTGTGAATTCTGGCTGGGTGTCGGATTCCTGATCGGCGAAGCCGTATTCGCCATTTGCCCGCCGGACTATGATCCGCAAGCGAATATCTCGGTAGACGGTTTCGACACCCGGAACAAATGGATCATCACCGAAGACGATGTACAGACAGAAGAGACAGATGATCCCGATGCCGAAGAAACAGTTTGATATATGTTTTACCCATAAATTTTTATATTATGCCTTACGTTAAAGTATCTATTCCCAAAAACGGGGACGGCGCCGGGTGCGCCGACCCGAAGTCCTCGGAAATCATCGTCATCGATGTAGAGGATATTGTTACTGAACCTACCCGTGAAGTGGGTAATGTGGAACTGGTCGGAGACATCACCTTGAAAGAGGGTGCAGAAGCCGTTGCCATATATGCCACTTCGCCCACGATCGAGTGTACCGAAGAGACCAGTGGTGATGTCGATGCCCGCGGTGTGATGCAGGGGGTCGCCTTTGAACACCCCGGAGACTCGAAGGACATCAAAAACTTCACCGAGGCTTTTATGAACAAAGGTGTCGTGATTCTTACCCGTTCGTGCGACGGAACGGCCAAAGGACGCCATGTCTACTATGGCAACAAATGCAATCCGCTTTTCCTGACGACCGAACGTACCGACACGAAGGAAGCCAACAAACGGAAATTCACATTCAAACAGGAGATCGCCGGAAAATTCCTTCCCGGAGAATACAGCGGTGAACTTCCCGCCATCGCCAAGACTTCGGCGGAACTGGCCGCCGATGACACGGAAGAGGGTGCTTAACCGACACTTTCATGACTTCGAAAAAGAACAAACAAGTCCCGGCCGTATCGACAGAAACGGTCGGGAACATTGTCGGTCAAGTGCAGGAAGGAGAGGTTTCCGCATCTATGGATGTCGCCACATCGAATGGGGAAGAATCGGAGGAAAACCCCGAGAACTCCACGGAAAATATCATTCCGTCCCTTGTGGAAATCGTCGTATGCGCTTTTGAAGGTACGGAAGAGAGAATGCAAAGGATCTGGGAGAAAAACTTTCCCGGCGACTTCAAGCTGCTCTCCGTCCCGACGGAGGTCTCCATCAAGGACATCGTTGCCGAATGTATCGCAGATGAAACGGTCGCCGACGTGTTTTCGCTCGTGCCGGCAAATACATTCCCCTGCTCGGAGATATACCGGGAAGAGCTTTTCCTGCCGATAGTCTATATCTATGGGCATGGCAAAGCACATTATGATCACAGACTACCGAAATGTTTCGATAAATCGACAGTCGTGGAACTGCTCGCCGACGACTCGATCGATGATGAAACGTTCTGTAAGATATGTTCCGAACGGTACTCACGTCCCGTAAAAGTCGGTTATTCTTTCGGAAACTTCATCATGCCGGTATTACGCTCTACTCCCTGCCTGAACAAAGTCGCCGAAGGTATTTTGCAATACAAGTACCTCGCCTGTTCCCCAGAGGGCTTCGATGCTATCGGCCCTCTCCTCGACACCACGATATTGAAGTCTTGATATGAAAGACGACATTCGTCGTTGGATAGAGTCGGGCGCCGATCTCCGGACAGGGGTTCGGTTCCTGACTCTTTTGTCTCCTAATCCCGGACTGGCCCGGCTGGTGGAACTCAACCCCCGAAGGTATATGCCGCTCCTGATACAGAAATTGAAAGAGGTATCGGGATTGACCGAAATGCCCCGAAGCGTATGCCCGGAAAAACCTCCACGTCCTCTGCGGGAGGAATGGCCGTTTCTCGCGGAAAAGGATTGCCCGAATGAGTTGAAGATACTTGCGGCCGACAAAATAACCTGTTATCGGAGTTATGTCGAGGCACATGAAAAACTCTTTTCCTGTACTTCGGCCGAGGAGTGCTACGAGACAGCAAAAAATCTCATAAAAAGTTTTACGCAAAATCGGAAAATCCTTTCCGAATTTACGTATTACAGGGAACACCATCGGATACTCGGCCGCCACCCCATATTCGGGGAGTTGAAGAAAGCTGCTGCGTTGCGCCGTTTATCGATTCCAGAGCTTTGTCGGAAACGGGATAACTTGAAAGAGGCGATATGGCGATTGAGGCATGAAATAGCAAGAGGGGACAAACCGCATTTGCAGGAAAACCGGGAAACACGCATCTCCCAAAAAGAACGGGAACTGGACGAAGTGGAACGTATTCTTGCCGCTTATGCCTGAACTCTTCGACATCGGCGCTTTACTGAGGGAGGAATCGCCGGCCGAATCCCGTGCCGGGAAATCGACGGTCGCCATCGAAAGGTTCGAGGCCGTCCACACCGAAAAGATACACGGCTTGAAACAGCTGCTCGGCCGACTGCCCAAACCCGAGGAGATATTTTTCTTGTGGACGCTCAATTCTTTCAACGCTTTTACGTTTATCGCCTATACGGTAAAACATTGCGGTGTCATCGATGAGTTGCTCTTCTCGACCTACTCGCTCAACGAACGTATCTTGAACGCGCTGATCCGCAGCCATGACCGGCAGGAGATAAAACAGATATACATCTGTATTTCGGATTCGGTGAAGAGCCGTATCCCGAAAGTCAACGACCAGTTGAACGCATACGCCAAGACCCGGAACATAAAAATCGGCTACGCATGGAACCATTCCAAAGTTACGCTTATGAAAACGGGTAAGCACCGTTTTGTGGTTTGCGGGTCGGGCAATTTCTCGGAAAACGCCTTGAACGAACAATATATTTTTCTCGATAACCCTGTAATCTTCGATTTTTATGCCGACTGCCTCAGAAATCGTATTGACTGATGACCAACGGGAAACGTTGATGTCGCTCGGCGCTCTCGGATGGAGCGAGGATGATATCGCCGTCTATTTCGGATGGGATAAACGTCTCTTGCATTCACTGACGGTCGATCCGGATAGCGAAATCTCGGTATTGCTCCTCCGAGGCCGTCTGCAAAACCGGGCAAAGATCGAAATCCGGCTGATGAACGACGCCATCGGTGGGAATCTTACGGCGGCGAAGCAATTCAGCGATATTATGCGGGATAAATCGTTTGAGGTGTCGAAGCTCGATATTTTCGGTGGACCGGCCGACGAAGGTGCTTTTGAGCGCATACAAAACTATATCGCAAAGGGTTGTCCGGGAACGCTATCGGGCAATGAACAACTGTACATCGACCTGCTTGTGATGATATACAGTCTCGACGGTCAACATGGCAAGCGGAAAACGATACGGTTCCTCACTCAAAAGCCTTTTGGCTTCTCGTATGAAAAGGCTGCCGGACTGTATGCCGAGGCGACGGAGATGTTTTTTGCCAATCGAAAAGTGTCGAAAGAGGCTTTGCAAGCGAAATTCGCCGAACGTTTCGATACGTTGTACGCCTTGACAATGGCAGCAGCCAAAACGCCGAAAGACTTCGAAATCGCCGGGAATCTGCTCATGCAACAGGCGAAAGTGCTCCGGCTCGACCAGAACGATCCGGAGGTCTTGCCCGCAGATAAATACCAAAAACAATTCCGGCTGCTCTCACTTACGCCCGAAGCCATAGGGCTATCACCGGCCAACCGGGACGTACTCGCCGCCCAAATCGACGAAATGCTTATCCCCGAACGGGAGAAACGTCGCTTGCGCATGGAGGGCGGCATCGAAGATGTGGATATTATAGAAATTCTCGAAAATGTCGCACAGGAAGAGAGTTAATCCCGAAAAAACAGAACTAGCTCATGTCCAGTTCCAAAATCTTTTTGCGCAGCTTATCGCACTGGTCATGCCGCGCCGCTTGTTCGCTGTCCTCGGTCGGGGATCGGCCAAAACGACGGACGTGCAGGTGGAAAGACTTATAGAAGTGATGTACGACATGCCGGGTGCTCCTTGCGTGTGGGTGGCCGATACATTCAGTAACCTCGCGGCAAATATTCTTCCGGCTGTGTTGGAAGGCTTGGAACGGAAAGGTTTCAAAGAGGGTGTACACTACGTGGTGGAAAAAGAACCGCCGACCTTTACGGAACGGGAGAAAGAAAAGCTGCCCGGCTGGTTGAAACCGCATTTTTGGAAACCGTTCAATCGGTTGGTGTCGTACAAACGCACTATCGTCTTTTTCACGGGTATGAATATCCGCTTCGGTTCTCTCGACCGTCCATCAACGCTGGCCGGGGCGTCCTATGTTTATGTGTTCGGAGACGAAGCAAAATATTTTAAGGAGGAAAAGATCGCTAATTTGATGAAAGCCGTGCGGGGTTACCGTACCCAATACGGGAACAGTGTTTTCTATCGGGGGTGCTCTTTTACGACTGACATGCCCGATACCTCGCACGTAGGCGAAGACGACTGGATTTTGAGGGAATGCGCCAATATGAATGTGGATGCCTTGCTTCTTGTCATCAAGACGGGATTGGTCGCCAACGAAGCCCTGCACGAATATGTGGCGGCCAAAGAGGAGTGGTTGAAAAACAAATCGATGGAGAACCTGACCGTATGCCGGAACAAATTGCGGACAGCAAATTTGTGGCGGGCACGCTGGAAAGAGTTGCGTTTGCTGGACAGGGCATCGACGTTGTTTATACAGGCTTCGAGCTACGTCAATGCCGATATTCTGACGGAAGGGTGGTTTGCCGATGCCATTGCCGCCCGTTTGAACGACTTGCAGACCGCCATTCTGTCAAGACGGCCGACCTTGCAAAGCGGCGACAGGTTTTATTCGGCCCTCGCGGAACATCATTTCTATTTCGACGGTATCGACGAAGGGGCTTATGAACGTTTCGGTCTGCTTGAAAAAGAGGATTGCCGGGTACTCCGATATTTGAATAGGAAGAGACCGCTGATGCTCGGCGTGGACTTCGGTAATATGTGCAGCCTCTCGATCGCACAGGAAGATACTGTCGGCGGTGAGGATTTCATACGCATTGTCAAGTTCATGTACACGCTGGCACCGGAATATATTGCGGAACTGGGACAGAAATTCCGGGACTATTTTGCTCCGATGGAATGCAAGGTCGTACAACTCTATTACGACCGCGCCGGCAATTCTTATAAGAAAGTGGGACTCGACCAAGCGGGACAGTTGAAGAAAGCGATCGAGTTTGATGAACGGGGTATGCGTACCGGCTGGGTCGTTACAATGATGTCGATGAATCAAGGGAACATCGGCCAGCCGGAGGAGTATGCTTTTATGCAGGTATTCCTCGGCGGAAAAAATCCCGCATTGCCGGGAGTACTCATCGATGCTTACGCCGCCAAAATCTTAAAATTGTCGCTCGAAAATGCCCGTACAATCGTGAAAAGCGGTATCGTATATAAGGATAAACGCAGCGAGAAACTGCCTATCGACCAACTGCCGAGACGGTCGACGAATCCTTCGGACTCGTTCAAATACCTCGTCATGACCAAACGCTTGCGTGCCATTGTTAAAGGAAAAGCGCCTCTTCCACCGGCTATCGCCGACCCGCTTTTCAGGAAATAGGTTTTTATATGTTTCAAGCTCCGGGAGGAGCTTTTTTATTTTCCGTTACTCTGTATATACACCGGGAATGTTTTACCCGTCGGCCATTTCCCGAGGGCATCGCGCCGCTCGTTTCTTCTCCATTTCTGCCGCTAAGGTACATCGGACTTTTACCCCGGACAATGAACCTCGATGTTTTTTTCTTGCCGGACGACCGGTGAAAATTTTCGCTCCTTACCGAAATTTTTCAAAAAAAACGAACGGGAACCCTTGTGCCGGGGAGATAGGTGCTACGCGATTGTCTACGATAAAAATCCGCTGTCGTCTTGCGTCATAAAAGGTTTGCGAAACGATGCTGGACGATGTGTCCCTTCGATCTTTGAAATGGCTGAGAGTAAATGACATCAGAGGTTATTTACAGAGTAACCGAAACGGTTTGAAAAAAAGGTTGCTCACTCTGCCGTCCGATATATCTGAAACCCAAGCCGAGAGGGTGAAGTTCTCGGTTAAAAATAACATTCAAAATTTTTTCATTATGGAAACAAAAAAAGAAGTAAAGAACAATGTTTCGGCCGTTAAATCCGCTCCCGCGAAAACTGAAACGGCGAAAGAATCGGTTATCGTTCCCGTTAAGGTCGAAACGAAAAAGGAAACGACCCCAACACCCGAAGCCGAACAGGTAAAGGCGTTGACTGCCAAAATCGCCGAACTCGAAAAACGTTTGTCCGCCGAGCCGAAAGACATCGAGAGCCGTATCGCCTACTACAAGAAAAAGCAAGAACTTACACAACGTTACGAGAAGTTTCTTGTACAAATCGAACGGGTGAGAAATCTTATCGAGGACGTTTCGGAACAAAATACGGAAATAGCCGACTTCGAGAATGATAAAACGGCTTATCGCCTTTGTCTCATGACACCGAGCAATTATCGGGACGACCCCGCATTCTGCGTAACGAACGCCGAACTTATCGATAATGTGCTGTGTCTGTTGCTCGCTCGCATGGAAATAAAATCGAATGACCTAAGAGCCGAATTGACAGCTTAATTAAAAAAAGTGGGGCGGTTGCCCCCGTCCCACTTAAAAAATTCAAATCGCAAAAACAATTCAAATCTTTTCATATGGAACGCAAAAATAACAAACTGAACTCGAAAACACAAGAGAAACGACAGGTTTTGATTTCTTTATCTATTGAAGCAAGAGCTTTACGGGAAGAGAAGAAACACACGGCAAACACAATCGAAGAAGCCGCTTTTTGGGAATCTCGTACTATCAATTATATGTTGTTGCGCTTTTTTTATGGCGGTGGACGTTTCCAAACATTCAAGGAGTGGAAAACCGACGGGGCAGTTATCAAAAAAGGGGCGAAAGCTATTGTCATATGGGGACAACCAAAGAAAGGAACGCCCAAAGATATAGACGATACTAATCTTTCCGAAGAAGAAAAGGAGCTTAAAAAGTATGAGTTTTTCCCGCTCTGTTATCTTTTTTCGGAGAAAGATGTAGTCTTTCCGAGTGCAAAAGAGAAAGAAGTAAAAGAGGAAAATACGCCCGACAAGGAAAAAGGAATCCCCGCCGAGATTGATAACGAATTGATAAACACTCTTTAAATCTTTATGCCATGTATTTTATTGTAAACCCAAACGATTTCAAAGGCATTACTTTCGCTCTATCCGATGACGGAATACATGTAAGGGAATTATTGTGCGATGAATACGACGCGAAAACACTCGACGACATTCGACGCATGGAAAAGAACCCGAACATAAAAGCCGTGAACGAAAAACAGTACGACAAACTTTTCAAAGATTATACAAAGGCCATGCAAAAAACGTTTGTCAAGACAGATAAGAAAATGACGGATTTTATAGGTCGACTTTGGTAAATAGAGGCGTTCCGTATTCGGAATACGGGACGTTTTTTCTGCCGTGCAGAAAGCGGTATCGGCCGCTGGTACCTTGTCCGAAGACAAGGTATTTTTTTCTCCGGCATCAATAGAAGTTAGCCGTCGAAAAAAAATGCGCCGATATGCGTTTCATAGTCGATGCAAAAGCGTACTGGGCTTGTACGGCTTTTACAATCAACACAAAAGCTCTCGACTAAGAGTCGAGAGACATAGGTTGGTGGGATTGGTATATGGTGGGATTTCGGTACGAAAATTTTGCATTATTTAACCATATAGCCATATTTCACCTTTTTTCTCTATCTGCAATCGCACTTGATATAGAGGGCGGCTCGGCATTCGGGAAGAGATAGCCTCTCCACTTTTTCAAAGCGGAGAGGCTATCTTGTTAATTTTTAACAATTTGACATATTCATACTCCCGAAAAAGTTCGGAATATTGGCCTTTTGGGACGTGCAATCGGCTTTTTTCGGGGAAATATGGGGAAACCTATGGGATAAGGCATCTCTTTTCTTCTGCGTATTCGGAATAACTTGCGATTGACGGACAGGGTGTCCTTTTTGAGTTGTTTTACATCATTTATCTTCGCTGTATGGATTTATATCGGGCCATTTCGGAGATGCGACGGTTGTCGAAAGAGAATATTCCTTTTTCTTTCGTTTTCATGTCTTATAACTCCTCGAACAAATCGAGCGAGGGTGTCGTATATGTGCGTCGCGCCCGGCTGTTGAAGCGGGAACGGATCGAGCATCATAAACATGCCGAAATCGTCGAGGCTTATATCGATCTCGAAACGATGCAATGCCGGCGTTTTTACCAGCCGCTGTTGATGTTTTTCAATGGGGAAAAGGTCGTGTTGAGATGATAGAGATTCGGGACGTCAGATCGTCTCAGCCATTGGGGGAAGATACGGCAGGGCGGAGTCTTGATTGGAGGCGGGTGTGTGAAAGCGATAGATTTTGGCCGGCTTACCATTTTCCCGCAATCGAGAAAATGGTATAATCGCCGTCGGGATTGTTCCGGGATTCTTTGTCGCTTTACTTGCTCGGAATAACAGGGAGATCCCTCCGCCCTGCCGGGCGTTCGGGATGACATGGGTCGGGGCTACGGGTACGTTGTGGGGAATGAGATTCCTCGTCGGCCTGACGGCCTCGCTCGGAATGACAGGGCTTCGGAATGATATTTAATATATGGACAATGGATAGAGTAGAACGTATTTCGGATCATGCTTTTGCGCTGCATATGACGGACGGGCGGGTGTTTACCTTGTCGAACCGTCCGCAGGCACCGATGGATTCGCTTCTGTGGCAATCGTATTCCCGGAACTGGGAACTGTACCCGCACCAAGTGGGGGGCTACCGGGTGATTCCTTACGGGCATGATAACTTGCTGCCTTCGCAACTGAGGGAGGTAGTGAATGACAACAATCTGGCACCGGGCATCATAGAGCGACAAATGGGACTCTTGTACGGACAGGGGGTGTTCTTGAACGAACTGGGGTACGTGAACGGGGAGATCACGCGCTTGTGGAGGGAGGACCGGGAGATACAGGGGTGGCTTGACGGTTGGGATTACCTTGATTACATCAAGCGGGCCATGACGGATTACTTGTACTTGAAGGGTTTCTTCGATGTGAAGTATCTGGAACGGGGCCACCGCATAGGGCGGCCGGCAAGGATCGCTTTCCTGAAACATATCCCGGCGAAAAACGCGCGTCTTGAATGGACGGACAGCCGGGAACCGGAGGATGTGCGGCATATTCTCCGGTTCCCCTTCGAGCACGGTTGTGTGAACACGGGTATCCGCCGTTATCCGGTGTATGACCGACGGAATCCGGGCCGCTACGGAACGGCGGCCTCTTATAATTGTTCTTATACTTTTTCGAGAGATTTTTATTCGGTGCCGTCTTATTGGGGTGCGTTGCGCTGGATTGTACGGGGATCGGAGATACCGACGATTTTCAAATATGTAACGGACAACGGGCTGAACCTTGCTTACCACGTGCATTCGCCGGCGGGTTACTGGGAGCGGAAACGGGAGGTTCTAAAAGAGCTTCACCCGGAATGGACGGCTGCCGGGGTGGAAAAGGCTATTTCGGAACTGAGCGAAACGTTCTTGCAAAGCCTGACGGAGGTGTTGTCGGGAAAGGAGAACGCGGGGAAATTTTTCCATACGGTGGATGTGCCGGACGAGACGACGGGAACGGTATATACATGGAAAATCGAGGCGATAGATCAGAAGATAAAAGATTTTGTGGATTCGCAGCTGCGGATTTCGGAGGCTTCGTCGTCGGCGATCACTTCGGGCATGGGGCTGCACCCGTCGCTGTCGAACGTGATGGTGAACGGGAAGCTGGCTTCGGGTTCGGAGTTGTTGTACGCCTTTAAATTGTATCTGCTTTCGGACACAGAGATCGCATCGAACGTGATTCTGGGGAGTATCAATCAGGCGATTGCTTTTAACTTCCCGGGGACGCGGCTCAGGCTGGGCTTTTACCACCAGAGCGTGAAAAGCGAGGAACAGTTGTCGTCGGGGGACAGGGTACGGAACTCATGAGGGTGTTTGTCGCTTTTTCCCGGCAGGATGGGGATTCGGCGGGAGTGATTTTCTGCGGCACCCGGCGGGGTGAAAAAGATTTTTCCTTTTGCTCTCGCTTGCTAGGGGATTCCTCGCATTCGCTCGGAATGACATGGGAATGGTAGAGGGGTATAACGAATATAGGAGGAGATTCTTCACTCCGTTCAGAATGACATGGGGTCGGAATGACAATTTTAAAGTTACGGATATGATTTTCAACAAAAAGGGCGATGGTGCGGCCGAACTGCACCGGCTGACGGGACTGTACTATGCAGCCAACAGTTTCGACGTGATTGCAACGGAAATAGAGTTCGCTACCCGCGAGGTGGCTTCTCTTGTCGGCGAGGGTGTGGTAGCCCGCGCGGAACGGCATTATCTCTCGGAGGAGTATAACCCGGACGGGGGTACTACGGAAGATCTTTTGGTGCGTCGGGTGCAACTGCCAATCGCCTGCCTCGCTGTGGCACGCCATGCGGGTCAGACGCTGGTCTCACACGAGGACGCGGGCCGTAAGGCGAAGAGGGACGATAACGAGACTTTGCCGTGGGAATGGATGATAGACCGGGACGACCGGGCTTTGCGGGAAAAGTATTGCAGGGCGCTGGACGCGCTGTATGCTTTTCTGGAAGGGAATGATTTCGAGGAGTGGAACGGGTCTCCCATGCGAAAGCTGCGGGAAGAGTGCATCGTGAAATCGCTCGGAGACTTCGAGACGGTATATCCGATCGACCACTCTTATTATACTTATTTCCTGCTGCTCCCACTGATCGTGGAGTGTCAACAGCTGACGGTGCGGCCGGCCGTAGGGGAAAAATGGGAAGAGCTTGTCTCGGGTAACGGGACGGGGGATTCCTCACACTCTGCTACTGCTGCGGTTCGGAATGACATGGGGGCGTTCGGAATGACAGGTGGGGATTCCTCGTCGCTTCGCTCACTCGGAATGACAGAGAGTCGAAATGGTAATGAGGGGCTTTTACGGCTGGCTGTGCGGGTGGCGGTACTGTTGTCGGTGGCTACGGCTGTGGAGCGTTGGTCGTTGGAGGTGTTTCCTCTCTCGATCGCCCGACGGTTCAACCCTACTTATCAGGGAAACCGGGCTTCGGACAAGGCATCGACGGCTGAAATGGAGTGGGCCGTAGGTAAACTGAGGCAACAGGCCGATGAAGCACTGAACGAGTTGTTATCGGCCGTGAACGGGGGCGGGAATCCGTATGATGGTTTTCCGCTTCTGCCCGGGAATGACCGTCGGAATAAATTTTTCAATGCGGGATAGTATGACGACAATAACATTTGGAAACGGAACGATACGGGAAATTCCTTCGTCATGGGAGGAACTGACGGCGAAAGAGATACGCCGTATCGTGAAAACGTATTACCGGTGCATGGCCGAGGGGAAATCTTTGCTGGAATTTAATGTGAGGGTATTGTTTTACTTTCTCGGTATCGATCATGACTGGCGGAGCATCGTGTGGGAGCGTCTGCACCCCGAGGCTGCGAAAGACCGGGACGCGAACATTTATATGTTGTGCGAGCGGTGTCTGGGCTGGCTTTTTTCCGACGGGGAGGGTGGCGGATTGGCTTTTTCGTCGCTTGTGAACGCTTTACCGACATTTCGGACGGGTTTCTGCGGCCGGAGGTGGATAGGGCCGGCGGACGGATTGACGGATATTTCTTTCGGGGAGTTCCGAAGGGCGGCTACGGCCTTGAATGCTTTTTTCAAGTCGCAGAGACCGGACGACATCGACGAGTGTATCGCTTTCTTGTACCGGCCGAGGAGCCGGAAGGCAAACAAGTCGGGGCGGAAAGTACGAGGGGTTACTCCGGAGGGGCTTGCTCGGGACAAACGCCATATTGCCCGGCTGGCGGCGTGGAAGAAAGGTCTTATCGCTTTGTGGTTTGCGGCTTGTGTGAAGTTTGTGCAGTCGGCGACGATACACATCGACGGGGAGGATATAGACATGGGACGGCTTTACTCGGGCGAGGGAACGGAGAAAGGGGAGTTTGCCTTTTCGTGGAACGACTTACTCATCGAGGTGGCAAAGGAACAGAGCATCGGGTCGATGGAACGTGTGGACGAGGAACCGCTTTATTCGGTTTTCGTGATCATGTGGCACAATTACAAGGAGAGGAAACGTCTGGAACGGCGGTCTTCCCGAACATAATGTATAACGAACGGAAAAAACAGGATATCATGAGAAAGAGACTGGAAAGAATAAGTATATTGATGGGGTATTTGCGGGATTTTGCCGTAGAGGGGCTTCCTGCACCTATCTTGGGGGTGAACAACGAACAGACGACGAACGCGCTGGTGTCGAAAACGGGACCGCAACTGGTGGCGGCTTACCCGGAGTTGAGCCATACGGGAAACTCGGATTGTTATACGGAGACGTTGCAGAGCGTCTTTTTTGTGCTGGATAAATCGCTGGGCGCGACTCGTACGGAGGTGTCGGAGTTTGAGCAATATATGGGGCTGATGAAGCTTGCCGACGCGATATTGACGAAGATAGAGCGGGATACGTCGGCAGAGTCCTGCTCTCCTCTGGGTGGCTTGACGCTGATGACGGCAAAGGTTGCTCCGGAAGGGTCGATCTTCGGCGGGTGGTGCGGGTACTCGATAGAGGTAACAATGAAGTGAGGGGTGAATATATTGGGTACTATTTACAAGCATGTGTTCATCGTGCCTATAATTTATGATGATCTATTGAAGAAATAGGCCATTTTTTATTTCGCATATGTTAGATTAATCAGTAAAAAGAGATATTATAATACTAATAAAAGAAATCAATAACGTGATTATTGCAAAAATAAAACTGCTTTTTCTATACCTTTGAGACTCTTGTTGATCAAGTTCTTCCCTTACTTCATTCTGATATTCAGAGAGTTTGCCATTTATACTTTTCATAAATTCTCATGTTAAGCAATAAAGATAAAAAATAAACTTAAAACTTGCATATATGAGGTAGAAATGATATTTTTAGGAGAATATAAATTTTTATAGTCATGAAAGAAAACATAGAATTAGAATCATTGAAAGAAAAAAAGAAATGTTTTGTTATTATGCCTATTAGTGATATAGAAGGATATGAAAATGGACATTTCTCCCGTGTATATGAACATCTTATAAAACCAGCCTGCTTACAAGCTGGTTTTGAACCAAATCGTGCAGATAAAACAGATAAAGCTAATTTTATCATCGTAGATATTCTGCAACAAATCCTTGACTGTGAAATTGCTATTTGCGATCTAAGTGCTCGCAATGCTAATGTTTTTTATGAATTAGGTATTCGACAGGCATTTAACAAGAAAACCATTCTTATTGTAGATAACGATACACAAATGCCTTTTGATATTTCAGGTATTAGAGCTATACCCTATGATAAAAATCTTCGAATAGATAATGTAGAAAAGTGTATATCTAAAATTTCAGCATGCATCAAAGAAACTTTAGCTGCAAAAACAGAAGATGTTAACTCATTGATCCAACTTTTAGGTATTAAACCTGCAAGAATAACAAATAGTATAGAATTATCACAAGATTCTAGTATAATATTAAAAGCTATTACAGACCTTAGTAATAAATTATCTTACAATAAAACTTATAATTATCCATATTCAATCATTGTAGAAAATCTATTCAAAGGGTCAATACAAAAAAATATAGAAATCTATGATTTTTATTCTATACAAGAAACTCTCAATGATATATATTTTTTAATAGAAGATTTTGTTCCTCCTTTTACTTATTTACAATCATGGATTTTAAGAGAAAAAATTTCAAAGACAAATTTAGTTATATATGAAATAACTAAATTGATTAAAGCTTCAGAAATTTTCAAGCCCAACACTATTTGGCAAATAGTTCCTTTAGATAAATCTTACAATATAGAAGATAGTATCCGAATGTTTAAACACTAAATTTAATGGTATGGAAACATTTATGGCTATTGTGTTCTTGGTATTTGGGATTCTGCAAATAATCTTGTTCTTCAAAATATGGGGAATGACAAATAATGTAAAAAAAATCAAGAACAAACTTTTTGAAGGAGATTTCCCCGCGGAATATCTTTACGAAAAAACAAATCTTGTAAAAGATGCTTTTTATGCCAATATCCGAAAAATAGATAAATTGATTTATTTGGGAGACAAAGAGGCCGCAAGACGTATGTTGCTCTCGATGAAATATGATTTGGAAAAGTGCTGTAATAGTAAAGATGAATTTTATGCAAAGAAGGTACAATCTTTAAGTGAACCCCTTTTCAAAAAAATAGAAGAATCGCTTGCAAAATTATAGATGCTCTATGACTTAGTTTGGTAAAATGGCAGAGAAGATTTTTTCTCTGCCGCTTTGTTTTCCCCTCCGTGTTTGCACTTGTTCCTCACATTTGCTATATTTGAGCCATTCACACAAAATCTATGAAAAACACAAGTTTCACAGCTGTTGACGTCGAAACCGCTACTAACAGCCGTTTTATTTGCCAAATAGGGATAGTATCCGTTGTAGCAGGAGAAATCAAAGAGAAAATCTCCATACTGGTTCAGCCGCCTAACAATTATTACGACACGGCAACAACCTTTATTCACCATATTACCCCTGATCAAACCGCAAACGCACCACACTTCAACGAAGTATGGCCGACAATACACAATTATTTCGAGGGTAAGATCGTCGTCGCTCATAATTCGAGTTTCGACGAAGATGCTTTGCGGAAAAATCTCGATTATTACAATATCTTTCCACTGGGACTATCACCGTTTATATGCACTTGTAAACTATATAATGGCATCAGTTTAGAGAATCTCTGCCGGGCATTCAATATGGATTGCGGACAACATCACGACGCTCTCTTCGATGCTACCTGCTGCGCACAATTCTATCTGAATTATCTCAACGGAGTTTGTCCTGATCCCGAAATAATGGAGGTGTCATGCCCCACAAGAAAGTCATCTGCAAAAGCTCGCACAAGAACACTACGAGGCAACATTCTCGAAAAAGACCTGTCTGTCGCCGATGAAAACAGTCCTTTTTACGACCGCAATATCGTCATTACAGGAGTATTCCGGCAAGAAAGGAAAGAAATTGCTATATTTTTTCGTAATCGATTAGGAGCTGACATCAATACAAGCATTACAAAACGTACCCATTTTGTCTTGATAGGAGAAGACCCTGGCCCGTCTAAGATAGAAAAAATCGACAAACTTATCCATGACGGCTACAATATCCGGAAATTATATCAGTCCGACATCGACGCTATTTTATCGGGCGAGTGGGAAGGGTATCATGTAGCAAAAGAAGTCAAGAAGCAACTCGATTTTACCATCGACCACTATCGCCGCCACTGCATCACGTTTGAAGGAATGAACAATATCATCGCTACCAAAGAGCTGTTCTTTGGTAAAAATTTCTCCGGGAATATCGATTTGCTACGCCAAATAACGGGTAATCTTGGAGCTTTTGGCGATACTGACATTTACCCCGAAACAAACATCTGCGTTCTCAGCGACAATACCATCGAGCTTTTGTCTCACGGTACGAAAGACGAGACCATCGCATACATAGAGGACTACTACAACAATCGCAACTCTATTACGTTCGACTTCTCTTTCCTTTCCGAATCCGCTATTCTCGATTATTGTCGCCGTCGCTGTGAATGGTGTGGCGACAAAATTACAATGTCTTTATATATGAAATATATACATTCCCTCCACAAAAACGCATAATTCCACACGGCCGAGAAAAAATTTTCTCGGCCGCTTTTGTCGTAGAATGGACAAAAACGATATTGAAATTTGCAGATGTGAGGTAGAAATGGTATATTTGAATTATATAACAACTTTTCTAACTTAAAATTTAATGGTATGGAAACATTTATGGCTATCGTGTTCTTGGTATTCGGGATTCTGCAAATAATCTTGTTTTTCAAAGTATGGGGTATGACAAATAATGTAAAAAAAATTAAAAATAAGCTTTGTGGGAATGATTTCCCGGCAGAAGACCTTTTTGAAAGGCCTGATTCTGTAAGAGATGCCTTTTATGCCAATACCCGAAAAATAGATAAATTGATTTATTTGGGAGAAAAAGATGTAGCAAGACGTATGCTACTTTCAATGAAGTACGACTTGGAAAAATGTTGTAGTAATGCAGATAAATTTTATGCAAAGAAGGTACAACCTTTAAGTGAACCCCTTTTCAAAAAAATAGATGAAATGCTTGCAAAATTATAGATGCTCTATGACTTAGTTTGGTAAAATGCAGAGAAAAAATTCTCTGCATTTTGTTTTTTCGGGAAAAAGCCCCATATTTGCAGTGTTCACCAATTGAGACAGGCGAGAAGGCTCGCCGAATTGCGGGCATTTTTTATGCCTTATCATATCGTATAGTTCCGTCCCGTGTGGAGCGTTAATGCGCCCACAGCCTGTCTCAGGTGGTGAACAACGGGGAGCGGAACTTTTTTTGTATCCCGCCCCCACCACAAGTCAACCCTATTGTTTCATTTTAATTGTTCACCAAAAATGAAAGAAAACACATTTGAGTCCTCCCTAAGTGCGGAGGCAAAGAACCGGGAATTGCCTATCGACCCGGAATTGCGCGACATTATCTTGCTTGCCGAAGAAACCATGCACCGCTTCGACCTCTATTGGGCCTCACACACCGAAGAGGACACCGCGCCCGTCATCTACGAGCTTATTGACAGTACAGGGCGCAACATTGTGGGTGTCGTCGAAGACCTCACCCATATCTTGTCGGCTTTGATGATCTCTTCCCTTTATGAGCGAGAATTATGAAAGCTACTGCGACAAGTCCCGCTACCCGTTCCCGGGAGTGGGCCACCTCGTTCGTCGAGTGCCATATCATCGGCTTTATCCGCCGCGAAATAGGTGTGCGGGTTACCCGTCGACAGCTGTGGCAACTGCTGCACCTCTTTTTTGCTTTCACGGTATTTCTGCTGGCTGCGACCTCGGGGTCGATGGTGCTCTCGCTGGGCACACTGGCCTATTGCGCGGCCTGTTACTGTCCTGTGTCTCACCTTTTAAAACAAAACGACGATGAAAAAACTGATTTATGAGATTCCCGTACATGATGATAATGATGCCGAAATGATAGCCCGGGAGATAGAGGCGGTATTGGGTATCCGCCCCGCCCGCGTGGAGGAGATTGCCCCGCCGTGCGACAAGCAGGAAAGAGAATCCGTGCAGTTGGGTGGAGATTCCTCACACTCCGCTACTGCTCCGGTTCGGAATGACAGGGCGGAGAAATGGGGAGGAGATTCCTCGCATTCGCTCGGAATGACAGAGGGTATAACGAAGATAGAAGGAGATTCTTCACTCCGTTCAGAATGACATGGGGATTCCTCGTCGGCCTGACGGCCTCGCTCGGAATGACATACGTCCGGGATGACATGGACGATTGTTGTCCTTTTTAGCCGCTCAATGAGCGGCTATTTTTGTGTGGATAAAAATCGATAACCATCATGTCTATAAAAGATCGCTTTATTGAAAATGTCCTTCGAGATGAAGGAAACCGTCTGTTGCGCAATCAAGGCAAAGCGCTGCGGAAAAGATTGAAATTCCATACACACCGGCTGTACGATACCCGCAGGATTTCCGTCTCGGAGAGCCGGCTGACTTTTACCCACACCGTTTACGAGCGTTTCCTTGATATGAAACGACTGCAAGACGGGACGATACAGCGGCGCAGGCGACGTATCCACAACCGGTTTGTCTACGGGCACTACCGGTCGATCGCAGGGCGGTTGCTGTATGAATTTACCGAAGAGACCATACAAGAAATACGAGAATCGATAAAACAAGAGAATCATGGCCGGAAAAATCAATAATGAAACACTCGCCCTGAATATCGACATAAACGGGGGCGAAAAAGCCCGCAAGGAGATGAACGAATTGAGCCGGGCTATACAGGACACGTCGGCGGCGATCGACGAACTGACCCAGAAACAGAAAAAGCTCGAAGCTCAAGGGAAAAAAGATCGTCCGCCTACAAAGCGGTTACCAAAAGCATCGAAGAAAAAAACCGGGTCTTGGAGCAAAGTAAAACAAAACTGGCCGCTCTGGAACGGCAGCAGTCGGTGAGCAGCATGACCATCTCGGAACTGAACAAACGCATCAGGGAGCTTAACGCTGTACTCTCGAAAACCGACCCCCGGACACCCCGCTGGAAGGAACTGAACGACGAATTGCGGAATACCCGCAGCCGGTTGCTGGAATTGACCCGTCAAAGCAAGAACACGAACGGAGTGCTTTTCAATCTGGCCGAGCGAATAAACCGGTACATCGGTCTTATTACCGCCGGATTTGCCACGATGGGACTGGCCGTTACCGGAATAAACCGTGCCCGGAAAGCATGGAGCGACTACGATGAATCGCTGGTCGATGCAATGAAGACGACGAACCTTACCCGGGGCGAGGTGGAGGAGCTGAGCGCAGAACTGGCAAAACTGGATACCCGTACTTCCCAAAACGATTTGCTGGACATGGCACGTATCGGAGGCAAGCTGGGCATCACGGGGAAAGACAATATTTTGGAGTTTGTGCGGGCAGCCGACCAGATCAGCGTCGCCCTCGGGCGGGATCTCGGAGACAATACCGAAGATGCCATACGGGAAATCGGGAAACTGGTAGACATCTTTGACCTGCAAGAAGAGTACGGGTTGGAGCAGAGTATGCTGAAAGTGGGCTCGGCTATCAACGAGCTGGGTATGGCCTCGACCGCCAACGAGGGATATATCGTGGACTTCACGAAGCGGCTGGCAGGCGTTGCCCCGAATGCCGATATAGCCATCGAAGATGTGCTGGGCATGGCGGCTACACTCGACAAATACGGACAGATGACGGAAACCTCGTCGACGGCCATCACCCAAGCCATCACCGGTATGTTCGGTAAAACGGCGACATTCGCAAAGGTTGCAAAGATGCCGGTAGAAGATTTCACCCGATTGCTGGACGAGGATGTGAACGAAGCGTTCTTACGTGTCCTCGAAGGTATGCGACAGGGCGGATCGGGTATGCGGGAGGTAACAGCCGCCCTCAACTCGCTGCAACTGGACGGCCAACGGGCGACAACGGTACTGGGTTCCCTTGCCAAACACAGCGACGAGTTGCGCCGGCAACAGGAGTTGGCCAAGAAGGCATTCGAAGACGGCACATCGGCCTCCAACGAGTTCGGCATCAAAAACGAATCGGTAACGGCCATCATAGAGAAACACAAAAAAGCCATTGTCGAGCAGGCACGCATTCTCGGTGAGCAACTGAACCCTCTCATAAATCAATCGCTCTCGCTCTCCACGCATTTTATCAAGTTACTGGGGCAACTTATTTCTTTGGGAATAAAATATAAGGGGGTTATTTTAAGTCTTGTTGCCGCATATGGGACCTATATCGCCGTGAAAACGACTCTTATCACCAAAGATAAAGTTCTTGCCGTATGGCGGTTGGCTGGAATCAAACAAACGGCATTGGAAACGACAGGACTCGTGAAAGCGACAAGTTCGACGTATGCGTTGTGTGCTGCAAAAGCGGTATTGACAGGACATTTCCGTACGGCAGCACTGGCAGCAAAAGCTTTTTGGGTTTCACTGGGACCGATCGGACAAATCTCTATGGCGATCGGAGTTCTTGTCGGCGCCGTTTATAAGCTGGTAACGGCTACGAGACAGCTTTCTGCGGAAGAACAGGTACGTCAAAACATAGAAAATGCGGCAAAAGAGGTTACAGACGAAACAGGTATGAGCCTCATAAAAAAAGCCGACCGGATAAAGACCTATATGGAGCGTATTAAGGACGCTAACACAGAGGAATCGGTGCGTATGGAGTATATACGGGAACTGAACGAACTGTTGCCGGAGGAGATAGGCCTTATCGACGAGAAAGGAGAAGCAATAGGGAAGCTATCTGCTAAAATATCTGCATATCAAAAGTTACTGCGCTTACAATCGGATAAAGAGGGTGCTGAAAAAGAAAGAGACAAACTCATCACCCAATATGCCGAAGATGTTCGGACAGGGGAAAATAAGAAGACAAAAGATTTCTGGGGAAAAATTGGAGATAATTTTGCTTATGCGGGGGCAGTGAAAGGGAATTTTGATACAGATGTCATAAAGAGAGAAATAACAGAACGGAATGTACAAAATGCAGAAAATGATTACAAAAAAAAACTTGCCGAATATGAGGCCCAAATAGAAGATTTCAATCGACAAATTGAGGAAAATGAAGCAATATTAAACCCCAAAAAGGATACTAAAAATACAGGTTGGTCGAGTAGTGAATCCTCTTCGGATTCTGATTCCGATTATGGTGGGCAGTGGTCGCTGGATTCCGATGCAGAGTTTATAAAAAAGCGGACGGAATTGCGGAATAAATATGTGAAAGGGGAAATTTTGACAGAAGAAGAACTGAACGAGCAGATTTCCGATTTGGAAACGGAGTTCCTGAACCGACGATTGAAAACCTTACAGGATATCATGACGGAACGGACTTCCCTGCAAAACGAGGTGAATACTCGTCTGGCTGACGCCGAAGGCCGTTCGCTGACCGACAAAGAGCAACGGGAGATAGATTCCTTGAACAGCCGTATCGAAAATATGCGGAATGCCGAAAACGAAATCTTGAAAATCGAAGACGAATTGGCGGATCGCTCTGTCAAAAAACGTACGCAAAGAGATGCAGAAAAATATGAGTCCGACCAAGAAAAACTTCGGAAAGAAGCCGAAGTGGATCAGTTGAAAGAGGAGATGGCGTTGAACGCTGTCGCACGGGAGGATTTTCGTTACAAGCGTGAGCTGGCCAAATACAAAGACAACGCTGCTGCCCTCGAACTGGTGGAAAAGAAACACCAGCGTAACCTGACGAAGATAAAGCTGGACGAAATCGAGCACCGGTTGTCATCGGAAGAGAGCAACTACCGGCTGGAGCGGAAAAAGATGATAAATGATCATAAAAAAGATTTGCAGACACATGATTACAGCCCCAAAAAGAGACGAGAGGTCATACAGGATTTCAATAAAAATCTGTTGACATTCGACACGAACTACCTGAACAAGATGAAAACGCAACTGGAAGGGCTTATCGGTTCGGGGATATTCGAAGGCATCGAACTCGATACCGGGTTGATAAGCGACGAAGAGATGCGGAAGCTCAAAGAACAGTTGCAGGAAATCTACACACTGATAAACGGCGGAGAGGCAGCCGACAACAATGGCAGCCGGAGGAAGAAAAAGGGCGGTTCGCTCTTCGGGGTGAGCCAAGAGGATTGGGAAGGATTTTTCAACGGCGATTTCGACACGGGGGCTTTCATCGACGCGCTGCAAGGTATGGTAAGCGAGGCGATGAACATCTATTCGATGTGGGCCGACAAGCAGGCAGCTGTGGAACGGAAGCTCCTGAAAGAGTACAAGGAGAACAACGACAAGAAAAAGTCGGCCCTTGAAGACCGGCTGAATGCAGGCCTCATGACAGAGGCGCAATACAATGCCGAAGTGGAAGCCCTCGACGCCCAGTACGAGGCTTACGAGGAGGAGATGGAGTTGAAACAGGCAAAACGCCAAAAGGCTCAAAAAATATCGGAGGCAGTCATCAACACGGCGCTGGGTGTGTCGAAGACGCTTGCGGAATGGGGTATTCCTTGGGGATTGGCTCCGGCGGCCGTGATGGCTGCAATGGGTGCAGCACAGATAGCTATAATCGCCAAAACACCGGTGATGACGGGTATGGCGGAAGGCGGTCTTTTCGACGTGGTGCGTGAGCAGGACGGACGGAGGTTTCCCGCGCGGCTGTCGCCCGAGAGACGGGGATTTATAGACCGACCGACGGTACTGGTGGGGGAAGCGGGCGGCGAATATGTGATACCGGCCGAGGGGCTGGCCAATCCTACCCTCGCCCCGCTGATCGCCACGATAGAGGGAGCACGCCGCAACGGGACGTTGAAGAGCCTGAACATGGAGGCGGTGTACCCGGCCACGATGCCGATACCGGGCCGTGCCGAAGGGGGATATACCGGCACCGCCCCGAAAACGAAAGCCGACAGTGGCGGAGACATCGACCCGCGTATGGCCGCCGTCCTCGAAAAACTGCTGAAAAGGCTGGACGACCCGGTGAAGGCCTATGTATCGGTCCTCGGGAAAAACGGCATCAAAGAGGCATACGACAAATATGAAAACCATAAAAACAGAGGCAGACTATGATAGAAATCATTCTCGAAGACGGGACTTCCCTCGACCTGAAAAAGGATTGGGAGTTTGAAATCACCCTTGAACAACCGATGCTGGACGACAGCCATATACCTATTCCCTACTCGACGAGCATCGCCCTGCCCTACACGGAAACGAACCGCCTTGCCTTGAAATGGCTCGATGCGCTGATGTTGCCGCCGGGGGTGCGTAAAACGGGCTGTACGATACATGCGGGCGGCGTACCGTTGTTTACCGGCCTGCTGGAATATGAGAGCATGGAGGATGGGTATGCGAGCTACACGTTCGGCGGCCGGGACATAGAGGACGATTTCTCGGGGTATATCCACGAACTGAAACATCTTACCCTGACTACGGGTGCGCCGGAGTACTGGATCAAACTATCGAGGGACGACAGCGGGGCGCAAGACTTTGCCTCGCCCGTCATGATCGTGCAGCAGAACATCGGGAAGATGGAGCATGAGAACGACGTGGGGATAGAGATGATCGCGGCCGGGGAGAAATACCGGAACTGGTGTTTCTCGGCAGAGACGCCTTTCTGCCCGGCGGTGTATGTGCACTCGATCTTGTCGGAACACTTCAAAAACATCGCCGTGGACGATAGCCTGAGCGGATTGTACGGGGCACTGGCGATTCCGGGACTCTTCATCGACGACACGGCCCGCGCACCGTATTACCTGCGACGAACGGAGGCTGACGGTAATGGCATGGCCGTGCTGGACATCGCGGGCTCCTTGCCGGAAATCACGGCCATAGATCTCTTGACGGACTTGTGCAAGATGTTGTGCGCCTCGGTATACCGGGACGGAAAGGGCTACCGGCTGATGGCGCACGGGGATATTCTCGGGGAGAAATCGCCCGCGGATTGGAGCGGGAAAGTCTCGGACATATACAGCGCGAGCGTGGAAGAGGGACGGTCGTACACTTTCGGCTACGGGAACGACGAGAATGAAAACAGCTATGACCCGACAGAGCCGCAGGAAGACGGGTCTGTCGTTTATCCGGCCGAGAGTCTCGGGAGCATGTTCCTTAAAATATTGTCGTCGAACGACTACGTGGCGGTGAAGCACCGGGGTACGGGAGATATTTTTTCGGGCCGCCGCATGACGATATGCGTGCGGAAAGAGGGGGAAAGCCGTTATAACGCGGAAGTGCCTTACCTCGACCAGATTTTTCACGGGATCGCGAAAAAGGTGGTGAACGCAGGGCTGAAAGAGAGCCATGACGCTTCGGTGGACTTGAAACTGGTGCGCTGCCTGCCCGTGAAGCTATTCGAACCGGGCGGCGACCCCAACAAGTGGCTTTATGTAATGGCCCCGATCATGGAAGTGCCGGCCATGGACGAACGTCCGGGCGACGTGTATGTCGGCTGCATGATGCTGGGGCAGCTGGTGGATCACGGTATCGCCTATACTCCGGCCGTATATGAAAATGGGGTACCTACGGCAGCCAATGACGGGATAGAGCGGAAAAACGAAGCATTTGACCTCTCTCCGGAGGGGATATGGCCGTTGCACGAGCGTTTCGCGGAATGGCTGGGGAAAGACCGGCAGGTGAACACGGTGGATGTGAACCTTACCTTACCGGAAATCGCCAATTTCCGTATGTACCGCCCGGTATCGGTGCATAACCGGAGGTTTCTCGTGAAATCGATGCGTTTCACGTTCGACTCTTCTTCGGATTACGTGAGGTCGCAAGCCGACCTCTTGGAGCTGTGAGGGTGCTAAAACTTTTGTTGTGGAATCTCATGCCATGATCGCCGGAGATTCTTCCTTCCGCTTACGCTTCGCCCGGAATGACATGGGGTATTGGGGAACTTATAGGTTGAGATTCCTCACATGCGTTCGGAATGACATGGGGCGCGGAATGGCAAGGGGTACGGAAGAGAGTGTGCCGAGAGTGTCCTTTTTTTCCATAGCGGCCGTTCCTACTTTTGTCGAAAAACAACGAGATGGAATTTGAAAGCGATAATCATTCGATTTTTACAGAGAACTTGGGGGACGTTTCCCTGAAAACTTCGCTCGAAACGGAAATCACCGTCGAACTGAGCGGCGTACCGGGCAGGACGGCGGAGAGTTTTTCTTTTTTCTTAGCTCCGACAGACGGAAAAATCACGATACGGACATCGGAAATCGCCCGGCGGTTGCTTACCCGACATGAAACGACGGTAGAGGTAATCGTCCCGAACCCTATTTATGAATGGGGAATGGAGAGCCGTGATCTTCCGACCTTGAAATTGACCGCCCATAATGCTTCGGGTGATGCCGAGTGGAGCACAAGAGTTACAGCGGGAGGTTACGGGGAAAAGGAAATCGGGGACGAAACGGAGTTCTTAACGCACAACTTCCTGACATGGCGGCCACAAATATCGATCACCTATCCGGGATTGAAAGAGCAGCTTACTTTTATCGATCCGACGGAAGGGGTGTTCCGGGCTATGCGCTTGCGTATGTATTTCGGCAAGGAGCTGCCCACAGATGAAACGATCGTGAGATCGAACGGTATAGGATTACGCCGTATCGACGTGTCGCCGGCAGCGGTGTCGGCTCTCGCTGTATACAAGGGTATCGACGACGTGCTGACAGCATACGATTTGTACGGGATAGCGAACGAGGCTCCGGGCGCGAATGCGGCATGGGACACGCCTTTCGCCCAGCGATTCATTATCGGACGGAGGGATTTGCGGCAGACTTCGTTTTTCTTCCAGAATTCCCTCGGGGGATTCGACACGGTTACGGCCAAAGGAGTACGCAGCTGCCAACCGGAGGGAGAAACGGTATCGTTTACCAACGGACGGACGGAGGAGATGCTGGAAACGGGTTTTACCGACACATGGGAGGTAAATACCGGCTTTATACGCACCCGGCAGGAAAAGGCATTGTGGGACGAATTCCTGTCATCGACAAATAAATACTTGCTCCTTCCCGACGGCAGCCACAGGAGAATCGTCGTGGACGAGTTCGATGCAACATATACCTACCTCGAATTGTCGTCCTACACTTTTACTTACCGGCTGGCTGCGGCGGAGACGGGACATGCTTTCACACGAAAAATTCTTAAAGACTTCATCGGATAATGGCTACACGTATCAATCACAAATCGGATTTTACCTCTTACGAGCAATTCACCCGCTACGACAAGCCGGTGGCTGTTCCCGAGAGGGTACGCATCACCTATTTCACGGAAACGGGCTTCCCTCGTTGTTTCGTGGCGGAACGAAACGGGGATATTCTGAAAAACTGTTCTCTATCGGACGACGGCATGTCGCTGAGGGTGTATGTGGCTCTCTCCCGACAATACATAGGAACCGGACCCTTGAAAAAAATCATCACGGAAACAGTGGAAGACGCAAATTTCCCGAACGGGGAGAAACGACTGGACAGCGTGGCGGAGAGCAACGTGGTATTGTGGAGCGGAAACAGTGATAACGGTCTCGATACGGAAGACGAATCGGAACTGTTGCCTTTCCGTTACGGCTACTCGGCCTACGAGCTGGCCAAGATACACGGGTACGAGGGAACGGAAGAGGAATATGCACTCGCTCCGCTATTGGCCATCAATGAGTTGGAGAATTACGCCAAGAAGGATTTGTCGAACGTGGACGAGGCAGAATTCGCTTATAAAAACGTATTGCCTACGTCGGTATGGGAATGTAGACTGGACGATGACCCGGAGACAGCTACTCCGGGGATACGCGATTTCTGGAAAATGAACATGATCGAATTGTGGGAAGCTGCCAACAAACAACGGCGCCTGTTGGTGAAATCGACGGGTATAGGAACGTTGGTGTCCCCGGTTTCTTGCAGTTATGTTGAGTCACCCAGCGGCGATCGTTTTGTATCGGCCCAAATCATCTTCTTGGGTGCTGATGATTATGTGTATAGGGTCAATTTCGATGAAAAGGGGTCGATTCTTTACCAGAGTTATTGGAGCCATACAGAGTTTGCAACAAAAAAAGAAATGGCAAATATCACACCCGTATATGTGATTGACTTGGGAGAATATTCGTCGTCGGAGGGCTTCGTTTTTACCGACCCTCTTTTGTCGGAACTGGCCGCAGCGATCAATGCGGTTTCGGAGGGGAAAGCCACACTGTTGTTGAAGGGGTCGACACCGTATGGTGATCCTCTGTTTTTTTCGGGTGTCTCTGTGCGGATAGATGCCGGAATCGATTACAGGCTGACTTTTTTAATGTCTAACGGCCGTTCTTATTGGATCTCGTTCGAGGCGGGTTACCCGGATAGTGTACAGCAAGGATTTACAGAAGGCGGCGATAGCGGCACAATCACATCGGAGGCCTACACGGACAATAAGGATTACAAGGAGATTTAAAACGAACCAATAAAATAATGATATTATGGCAAAAATCAAGAAACTAAAAGAGAATGGGGCAACGATTTATCCGGCGACGATACCGGAGGGGGTTGTTGATACAAACGGTTTTACGCTGGCTGAACTCTTGGACGAGTTGCTGTCGGTATTGGCCGGGGGAAGCAGGGGTAACATGGAGCTTGCTTTCAGCGACCTGCGGGCGGCTATCGGCAGTGAGGACGGCAATGACTTGTCGCGGTTCGTGGCGAAGGTGAACGTTTTCCTCGAAGATGCGGACGCTTCGGACGCGACGATCAACCGCTGGAAGGAGATCGAATCGTTCCTTGCGGGTATCACGGACACGGAGACGCTTACCGGGTTGCTGGCCGAGAACCTGCAATCGGCGAAAAGTTATGCGGATACGAAGGTACAGCAGGGAACGGCCAATGCCGTAACGATGTCGTCGAATGCCGGGGCTGCGGACCGTGTGCTGACTTCGGCCGGGACGGATAAAACGGCTAAGGATTCGGGGGTGGCTATCGGAGACTTGGCGAAAAAAGATTTGAACAATGTTGATTCGTCTGCCTTAGAAAATAAACTTAGAGGTATAGGTTTCCAAAAAACCTATTCTTTGGTTGCAGATTATAATGATAGTCCGAATGTCTCTTTGGCTCCTAATTCTTCTGCGGATGTTCGGTCTGCTTTACAAGCTATGTCCGATGGCGAAGGAACTGTCATTCTTGTTCCCCGGGCCTCAGAAGGTAGTGGAGCACTTGTACTTTCTTCATTTGCTTTCACCAATACGAAATTTTACGTTTGGTTTATGGGAACGGACGACAACCTGTATTACTTTGACGTAGAAACGTCAGGTAGTTCTCCTGAGGTCAGCAACGTAAAATGTTATAATTTTGATGCTTTCTTAAAGAGTATTCCCGTCGCTACCTCTGCCATATTAGGAGGTGTACGGGTAGGAAGCGGTTTAACCGCCAACGAAGCAGGAGTACTTTCTGTTACATCATCTCCCAAAGCTACAAATGATTCCGACGGAAATCCGATAAACACCACCTATCTGAAATCGGCGGCAGTAACGGACGTAACGGATTATGCGGAGATAACGATTTGAGAAACGCGGCGGGCGGGGTTTCCGTCTGCCTTCAATACTTGAAACATGGCAAGGATAAAGAAACTGAAAGAGAACGGGGCAACGATTTATCCGGCGACGATATTAGATGCTGTCGTAGATTCCAAAACAAGCACTCCCATAACAAAAACACGGCTCCGATACTCGCGGGCCTCGGCACATGGGCGTTATTATAAATTCCTGACTTTGAAGCGAGGTCTTGAAAAAGGAATCATACGATTCGGCATCGAATCGCCTCTCATGGGGTATGCCGATTATATGGTGAACTGGACCTACGACACGAACACGGAAAAAGGTATGAACCTCTATTGCCTGTTTTCCACCAATGCGCAAATGTACAACCGTGTGAAGCTGGTACGGACGGGAAACGACACATTCGATGTCTATTTCGAGAGCAATGCGGGAAACGATTACCCGGCGTTCGTGTTCTTGGGAGAGGGCGGCACGACCGACAGCAGCTCCATAACGAGTTATACCGTTTCGATTGTATCGGCCATTCCGGAAAATATTTATAAGGAAAGTGCCGGGACACCCGCTTACTTCCATAATGATGTTTACGTTCAAAGGGACTATGCAAAAGGAGACCCGATCCTGAAATTTATTTCTCCGGGGCATATAGAGAAGTGGATTCGCTTAAATAGGACAAACAATCATCTTGAAATAACGGGTAATAATGGATCTTTGACAGAACTATACGCATCTTCTTTTGTAGGGGATTTGAAAGGAACGGCGGATAAGGCTGCCAGCCTCTCTTTTTCCAACAGCGACGATGCTATCAATATCGACAACTATCCACAGGCGGATTATGGTGTAATTCCCATTTGGCTGAATACAGCCGAAGTCGACGGTTATCCTCCCGGTAGAGAGGGGTTGGTCTTTCAAGCAAAATATAGATCTGAACAGGGCAGCTCGGGTACAGAATATGTCGATTGCCTTACCCAGTTCTATGTAGGAAATGAAGGTGTGAGACATCGTACAATAGTCGACTACGACGAAGCTACAAAATTTGAAAATACGCCATGGAGTAAAATCAATGACGATTGTTATTTCAATCTTGGGACTGCAACCGTAGCATCAAGCACTTCTTCGTCGGCCGGTGTAACGTTCACAGGTAGCAGCGCGTTTTCTTCCATACGCACCTTGCTTGACGGCTTGTCGCTTGCAACAATGTCGAACGCTATGCCGAATATCTTTTTGGGATTTTCGCTGGATACCGGCAACGGCATAACGCATTACATTCGAACAAATGTATCATCAATAAGCCGCCTTTCGAACGGGAACTATGCTCTTTTTGCGATGTACCAAAACCCGTTATTCGGCGATGAAAACTATGTAAATGTGTTGCGAATAAGTATCACGCCTTCATCGTATTCTTGTCAAACATTAAAATCATTGTAATCATGTACGGCTCACAGCCTGAGGGGAGGTAATCTTGGATAAAAAAACAGGGAATGGTTATGGGTAATTTTACGGAACAAATATTGGTGGACACGGCGCGGGTGATGTCGCAGGAACGGAGCGTGATAAACGGGGCAACGGCGATGTTCGTTTCTCCGGTGGTTGACTTTTACCAAAGCATGAGTCCGTTCCTGTTGCTGGCTTTGGTGTTGATTGTTGCAGATACCCGCTTCGGTGTGGCTGCTGCGCGGAAACGAGGGGAGCGCATACGCCCGTCGAGGAAATGGCGGCGAGCCGTGAACAAGCTGGTGGATTACATCTGCTGGGTAACGCTGGCGGGTATCATGGGGAGGACGTTCGGTGAGGTGCTGGGCATTCCGTTGCTCTCGGCCTTGACGTTGCTGTTGGTGTACGGTATCGAGCTTTCGAGCTGCTTCAACAATTATTTCGAGTACCGGGGCATAAAAAAGCGGGTGAATGTATTTAAGTTGTTCGGTCGCCGTGAGGTGGAGGGTGTTCTCGAAGATTTGCCGGATAAAAACAAGAAGGAGGAAGAAAAATGAAATTACGAGTGGAAAGACGATTCAAGGGAGATGCCTACACGGTCGGAACGCTGTATGTGAACGGCGAAAGGTTTTGCGATACGATCGAAGATCGGGTGCGCGACCTTGCGGGCGGCGAGTCAAAAGTACCCGGAGAGACGGCCATACCCGAGGGAGTGTACAAAGTCATCGTAAATCGGTCGCCGAAATTCGGGCGCGAACTGCCGCGACTGCTGGACGTGCCGATGTTCGAGGGCGTATTAATCCACCGGGGTAACACGGCCGAGGATTCGGCGGGCTGCATACTGGTGGGTGAAAACAAGGAGAAAGGGAAAGTCATCAACTCCACGCCCTACGAAGAGAGGCTGGTGGCGCTGTGCAAGGCAGCCCAATCGGGAGGAGAAACCATAGAAATAGAGGTCGTATGAAAGATGACAGGATTCCGGCGATGATAGCGGTAACGATATTTGTTTTTATCGCTATCGTGATGCTGCTTTTCTCGTCGTGCCGGACGGGGAAGGTTGTTGTAGTAGAGGCAAAAGACAGCGTGCGGGTAGAGGAGCGGGTACGGGAGATAAAAGTAACCGACACCCTTTTTGTCGAAGTCCCGATGCAAAAGGAATCGACGACGGTACGGGATTCCACGTCGCACCTCGAAAACGACTACGCCATAAGCGACGCCCGCATCAACCCTGACGGCTCCCTGTATCACTCCCTCGAAACAAAACCCCGCACCGACACCCTTACGCAAGAGCTGTCCGTACAAGCGAAAGATTCGATTATCTACCGGGAAAAGGTCATACCTAAGATCTATCCCGTCGAAAAGGAATTGAACTGGTTCGTAAGAATGAGGATATGGCTGGGCAACATAATGCTCGTACTCATATCCGGCGCGGTCATTTGGTTAGCTGCACGGCTTTTCTTGAAGAGATAAAAAATATAGGGGAATAAAAAAAGCCCCCTCATTCCTAAAAAAGTTACCACACATATTTTAGAAACACCATTTTTACAAAAGGCCGGGGGCTTATAGTCTTTGCCATTTGTAAGAACGGTGTTTTTGTAATATGTGTGGTTATGGCAAAGGTATATATAAAAATAAAATAATCAAGCGATGAAAGAAGAAATCTTTGCCTACATTTTAAAAATAGTAAGCCGGGAGACCGAGCTAACACAAGAAATGATTATCTCGAAATGCTCAAAGGCAGAAGTTGTCGATGCCCGTTATATCCTTGCGAAATTGTTATATGATGCGGGTTTTTATAAATCGCAAATAGCCGAAAGGCTTCGCTTGTCCCAACGGTCCGTATTCGTCATGCTTGGCAATTTCGACGACCGTTTGAAATACAACCGCATGATGCGCATTTCTTACGAAAGAATACGGAAGATCCTCGGAAATGACCGGGAAGAAAGTTTGCAGATACTTTGATTATTCTTTGAAATAACTGTTTTCCAATGAATTATGTGTTTGGTAGCTTTGTTATGACCGACAATAGTGTCCGGTCATAACATAAAAACAACATATATATGGAATCGAAAACAGTCATTTACACTCCGGATTCAGGCGCAGCCGGTAGTGGAGCAGGAATGCTGGGCCTGTTGGCCCCATTGTTGCAGAAAAGCGGCCTTGATCCGAACCTGTTGCTTACAATGAACCGTAACAACGGCGGTTTCGGCGGCGAAGGCGGGTGGTTTATCTGGGTCATTTTCTTGTTCTTCCTCATGGGTTGGGGCAATGGCGGCTGGGGTAACGGCTTTGGCGGCAATGGATCGAACGGCTTGCCCAATCTTATCAACAACGATGCCGGCCGGGAACTCTTGATGCAGGCCATACAGGGTAACGGTAACGCGATTTCGCAACTGGCCACGAACTTGAACTGCTCTGTCGGCCAGATACAGCAATCGATCAACGGCGTTATGACGCAGTTACAAAGCGTCGGCAACCAAGTAGGCATGAGTGGGCAGCAAATCATCAATGCCATTCAGACAGGCGATTGGAATATTGCCAAACAACTGTTGGAATGTTGCTGCGAGAACCGTTTGGCAACCTGTAACCAGACGAACACGCTAACCAATACGATGAATACCAACACGCAAAACCTGAAAGATGCAACGTTGGCGCAGACACAAGCCATACTGGCCAAACTCGACGCAGCCGAAACCCGCGTACTTCAAGACAAGATCGATGCGGAAAGAGCCAAGAATGCGGCCCTGACGACCCAGCTGTCCCAAGAACACCAAAACGCCTACTTCGCGCAGGTAACCACACAGTCGATAGCCCCGGTGAACAACGCTTTGGCAGACCTGAGCGCGCGTATTGCCAAAATAGAGTGCAATCAGCCCGAAGTTGCCAAAGTGCCATATAGTCCGGTTGTCGGCGTTCCGACTTGTGTAGCAGCGCAATACGGATTATACGGCGGTTTCAATCCCTATGGAGTCGGAAACGGCTTTTGGGGGTAAAAGAAAGGAGGCTATTATGTCAACATATCCTTTCCAATTCGTAAACCGCAGAGGCTCGGCGGCGATAACCACGACCGGGGTAACCGTAAGCACAACGAATGTCGTCTATACCTTTGCCAACCATGCCTTTGTAAATGCGTGGTACCGAGGGACAATATTCATTGACATAGCCCAAGCCGTACCGACGGGCACGACGGGGACATTACCCGTCCTGTTCGAGACGAACGGCGTAACGCAATCGGTTACCAAGTACAACGGAGAGGCATTGACAGCCGCCGACATACCGGGCACGGGCGTGTATGAGTTCTGGTTTGACAAAGCGACCAACACGCTGCAAATAATGACCGGCGTAGTCTAACCCGACAACCCCTAAACGGGGGTTGTCTTAAAAAGAAGAAGCAATGTTTGGAAATATAAAGCAAGGCAATATCGTCTATGTACTAATCAAGGGAGAAAAACCCGTTGTAAAAATAGGTCAGGTCGAATCGGTAACGAATCCGACGCCGAAATATCCGACCTACAACCCCTCCCAGCCCTTCGGAACAACCCCGGAGATGCAGCTCGATGTCAAGGTCAAATGCGGGGAAGAGGTATTGGAATTTCAGAAAATACCTACCAATCAGGAATTGTTTTCCTATCCGAATGCGGTCATTTCAGACAAGAAAGAGGCCATTTTGTCGGAGGTGGAATCGATGATGCAGTCCAGCCGTCAAGTCGTCGATAGCGTTCCTTACCACCAGTCGGTGGTAGAAAGTTGCGATGAAATCTTGAAACAGCTGAACCCCCAATTCGCCAAAGAGAAGCAACAGGAAGAGAAAATCACGGCCCTTGAAAGCATGGTCGGCTCGTTGAAGAACGACATCGGCGATATAAAGAACCTACTTTTGCGACAAAGCCAAACGAGTAGTAAAACCACAAAATAAAACGATTATGGGAATGCTGGAAATAAGCGAACGAGGGCACGAACGCCGTCAGGAAGGCGGCATAGGCCGTGCCATAGGCAACATCATGGAGAGCTGGAAATGTCTTCAAGAAGATATGGAAACCCTCTTCGATGAAATGGAAAACATGGGAGAACGCGGAGGTTCTTACGGAGGCGACCGTTCATCTATGGGTTATCGGGGCGACGACGATTATTATCGCGTTCGCGGCGATATGGAAGAAAGAATGGGAGAAAGACGTGGTGTGAAAGGCACCGGACGCTACTCCCGATATCGTTAAACGAAGAAAGGGCGGATAAAACCGCCCTTTCTCAAAAAAACAGAATACAATAATGGACAGAAGTTTCGATATATACGACCGAATCCCGGAAGACATGAAAGCCTATTTGTCGAACTACGGCTTTAACTTTTCCAAAAAGATGTGCGAATGGGCCGTTTCAAAAATGAAGACTAAAAGCGGGAAAATAACGCCGATGACGAAAGAGGACGTAGAGGCATTGTTGAAGAAATACGGAGTAACCCTTGAAAAAGACAATGGTTATAACGCTGTATATGTGGCGAACATGTGCCGTGCCGGTTACTACGGCTCTTCGATCCCCAACGAGCAATACCACGCCTTATTCATCAAAGACTTTATCGACGACCCGAACGGCAGCGAAGAAAAAGCGTTCCGACATTTCTTTGCCGATTGCATGGATAAGGGAATTGTCATCAACTGGGGAGACCTTATGTAAGATGTTAAGGCAACAGTTTCACATAGCGGAACTTGATTGGCAGGTGTATGTCTATTATTCCGTCGACAGATACTATGCCGAAGAGATATTGAGAAGAATGAGGCGCATAGGTTGTAGCGAAAAGATGCTCGAAGAAGCCGGCGCAAATATGAAATCGGGTCGCATGGACACAGGAGTAACCTACTCCAACTACCTCTATCGTACAACCGTCATGGTGATAGGCAGGGCTTCCAGCGACCGCCAATTCTTCAACTCCTTCATGCATGAGATGCGGCACATGGAAGACGACCTCGGAAATATGAACGGAATTGAACACGACGGCGAGGAAATCGCCTATCTGAGCGGCCATATAGCCGAACAAGTATTCGATTATGTGAAACTGTTTCTTTGCGACTGCGATTGCTGCAAAGAAGAAATAAAGAAAAGAATCGGTTATGAAACGGGGTAGGATTATAACCATAACAGAAACCGGCCTTAGCATTATGCTGTGGGCTGTATTAAGACTGGCCCGTATCATCATGATCATATATTTGTCGAATCCATAAAATAAGTAGCATAATGAGGAAAAAACAGGTATCCGCAGCGATGAAGAGTCGCACGCCGATCAACCGGCTTTATGGGCTCATACCCAAAGATAAGAAATCAGAATTTCAACGTTTCGCCCGGTGCTTCGGCATCACCCCGGACGACATAAAAAGGATTCTTGACGATGAAAAATGCTAA